CAGAAAATTCAATCAGACCATCCACGAGCGAACTTGAGTCGCTATACCTAAATTATGCCCGCTAAAAAGAAAAACGGTAACGGTAACGGAAAATACGACCATTACTCTGTAAAGCAGATGAAGAGACGTAAACCTATTAACCTTGAGCACCTTAAAGTAATTGAGCCACTAACACCTAATCAGGAGTTAGTCTTTGATGCTTATCATAAAGGACAAAATCTTGTCTTACATGGTGCAGCAGGCACAGGTAAAACTTTTATCAGTTTATACCTAGCAATCCAACAGGTATTAGAACCTTCCTCACCATATGAAAAAGTTTATATGGTCAGGTCTCTTGTGCCTACAAGAGAGATTGGTTTCCTCCCAGGTGACCATGAGGATAAGTCAAACTTATATCAGATACCATATAAAAACATGGTAAAGTTTATGTTTGAAATGCCTGATGACAATGCATTTGAATCACTCTATAGTAATCTAAGAAACCAAGAGACTATATCATTCTGGTCTACATCATTCATACGTGGTACTACATTAGATAACTGTATTGTTATAGTGGATGAGTTTAGTAACTTGAATTTTCATGAGTTAGATAGTATAATAACAAGAGTGGGTCAGGATACTAAGATTATTTTCTCAGGAGACTACGCACAATCTGATTTAGCAAAGAGTAATGAGAAGAATGGAGTCTTAGACTTCCTCAAAATCATACAGACAATGCCTTCATTCACATGCACTGAGTTTGGTATCGATGATATCGTTAGGTCTGGTCTCGTTAAGGAATACCTTATCAGTAAAATTAATATGGGATTAAATTAATGTTTAATTATGTGGGCACTCCTCTTGAGTTAGAGGACTTAGAAAGTAAGACTCTAAATCATGGACGTTTCTATAAACTAGATGACATTTGGGTACCTAGTGTAACTACTGTTGTCGGACACCAATCTAAGCAAGGTATACTTGACTGGGAGAATCGAATAGGTTATACTGAAGCGGAGAAGATACGACGTGCAGCTGCATGGCGAGGCACTAAGTATCATTCCATCGTAGAATACTATCTAAGAAATGAATCTGAGAAAATTAAGGAAAGCAAAGGTCTTGCCAAATACCTTTTTGGGGCTAGTCGTGAGACTCTTAATCGGATATCTAATATTCATGCTATTGAAACCCCTCTTTTTTCTCGCAATTTATATCTGGCTGGCCGCGTTGATTGCATTGCTGAGTTTGATAATGAGCTTAGTATCATAGACTTTAAAACTACTGGCACATTAAAGAAAGAAAAATACCTAGAGAAATACTTCGTGCAAGAAGCAGCATATGCTTACATGTATTGGGAGTTAACTGGTATAGAAGTTGATAAACTTGTCACCATATCTGTTGCAGAAGATGGACAGACACAGGTAGTTGAGAAGTATGATAAAGTACCCTACATTAATACCCTCATTGATTGGATAAAAGACTATCGATATTACACTGAGGGACTACAATCATGAAGGAAATTGAAGAAAAATTTATGACTCAGGGTAAGTTTACCGCTCTTGTTGAGAATCGTGTTAAAGATAGCAGTGGTCTCATCAATTATATTGAAGCAGTTACATCCATATGTGAAGAGTTAGAGATAGATGTCACTACAGTTAAGAAGTTGATTTCTAAACCACTCAAGGATAAGATACAATGGGATGCAGCAAGACTAAATTATATTAAACGTACAAGTAAAGCAGTTTTAAACCTATGAATGAAGACGAAAGTTTCTTTGAATCCGATGTAGTGCAGCAAGAATTGACTGACATACAGGAGACATACACACAACTACTAAAGATATCAGCAGGACTTGCTGACTTTTCTCCTAGAGAGAGACTAGAGCACATAGAAAAAACACTTGAGTTAATTGCTAAACAGAAAGTATTTTACTCACGTCTTGCTCTTGCGTCACATAATATATCAGGAGATGAAAACGATGAGGAAGCAAGTTTTGTTAAAGAAAAGATAGATACTTTATCTGCACAGTATTCGGGAGGACTAAACCTCATGCTAATACTACAACAGATGGAAGACAAACTAAGAGCTTGGAGAAAGGAGTTAAAAGATGCCGAATCCTAATCAACTTTACGAAGATGCTGAGAGACTTAACGACCTCTTTGAAGAGTTACTTTGGGATGCGGACGACGAATTGTTTTTTACTCATGACGGAGAGAAGGTAATCATATATAACATGACGAAACAGGGATATCCCTGTTAACAGGGACTTGACAAGTCCTAAATAATATGTCATCATTATATGGTGGCAAATACAACAAAACAAAAACCACAACGGAGAAATACAAATGTCATTCGCATCGCTTAAGAAAAAGTCTGGAAGTTTTGACAAGCTTACCAAACAGATTGAGAAGATGTCTAAACCTCAGGGCGCAGGACCTGATGAAAGACTCTGGAAACCTGGGGTCGATAAGTCTGGAAACGGATATGCAATAATTCGATTCCTTCCTGAGCCAGATGGTGAAGACCTACCATGGGCACAAGTTTGGAGTCACGCATTCCAAGGTGCAGGCGGTTGGTATATTGAGAATTCACTCACTACATTGGGACAAAAAGACCCTGTTGGTGAATTGAATCGCACCCTTTGGAATTCTGGTCTAGACCAAGACAAAGAGACTGCTCGTAAACAGAAGAGGAAACTCTCCTACTACAGCAACATCTATGTTGTTAAAGACCAACTCAACCCAGATAATGAAGGAAAGGTCTTCCTATACAAGTATGGCAAGAAGATTCATGATAAGATTGTGAGTTCTATGCAACCTCAATTCGAGGATGAAGAACCTATCAACCCATTTGATATGTGGAAAGGTGCGGACTTCCGTATCAAGATACAAACCATCGGTGGGTATTGGAATTATGATAAGTCTGACTTCGCACCTGTCGCTCCTCTAGGGGGATTTGATGATGCTAAGTTAGAAGAAATTTGGAAACAGCAACACTCTCTAAAAGAGTTTACTGACCCTGCCAACTTTAAATCATATGAGCAACTGGAAGAGAGACTCAACACTGTGTTGAATAAGTCTGCTCGTGCTACAGTTCGCGCATTTGACGGTGAAGAAACAGAAGCAGTGTACGCAGAAGAAACTGTCACACAACCTTCCACACCCAGTGGATTTGGTGATAAAGTAAAAGAGTTAAGTCAGACTCCAACAAGTCCTGACCTTGATTACTTTGCATCACTAGCTGAAAACGACTAATGAAAATACTGGTTGCTTTACTCGCATCTTTAACTGTTGCACCCGCAGCAGAGGCACTTACTTGGAAGGAATTCTGGGAGCCATTTGTTGAGTATGGCAACCATTATCATCACCATACTCATCGTTACTACCCACCGCATCGTTACGAGGGTCCTCGTCGATGTATGGAAGAAAGAATCATCAAAGAAAGAGTATGGGTACCTGGTACTTGGTTATCCCCCACATATTTTTCAGAAGGATATGTTGAGCATCGCTCACGTATTATTACTGTACCTTGTGGTTACCACGACCATCATTGACCCATATATTATTTCACTTTCAGTTCCACGAAAGGTCGAAAAAAAACTCGGGGTAAAAATTGCCCTGTAGGGTTTTTCATAAAATTATCATGACACACTACAAACCATATTCACCAGAGTGGCATAGATATCGTTATCTTAAAGAATCGCTCGATAAATACTTTGACGAGTATGTCGAGAATGAAGTTATTCTTGCCGATATACATGATATTCTACAAACTCGCTCAGATGCTGCAAAAGCAGAATTTGAGAAAATCAGTGAATTGAATGCAAAACTAAAATAGAGTTAAAATGCTATCAACCCAATATCGCTTGCGACTTGAAAAAGTCTGCAAACTTATTGTCGAAGGAAAAGACGTAGATTTGACAGAAATGATATGGGCACAAAAATTAGCAAAATCTAACACCACTGCTGCTACATGGTTGCGACAAGCACGACAAAAAGCAGCAAATCCCAACATGAAGGAGGGAGGGACGGACGATTTTCTGAATAAGATGGGATTAGGCGAACCCGACCCATCTGACCATCGACAGGGGTTCGACAGTGCTGATGATATCAGTGACTGGTTTAACCGCAAAAAACCTGATGATTGGAGACAACGTGACTAAACCTGTAGAAAACTACGAGCAACTAATTCAGCGTTTTACAAAACGCACAATGCAACTCTCTGCCAGACAAGATGAATTAAAAGGTTGGTATGAAGAGTATATTAAAAACGAAAATGACCTAAAACGTCTAGAAGGGTCAATGCAAGCAATACAATATGTTGCTTATGGCAAGATGCCTGGGGACGGTAATCATGATAAGTTTAAAGACCATAAACCAGACTACGGTAAAATTCCTGAGAGGTATTAATGCTATCATTCCTATTTTCAATGGCAGGGTTATTAAACCTGTTATTCTACATTTTTGCAATCGGTTTTGTTATCTCATTGGTGTTAGAGCAGATTCTTAAGTTTAGACCTTTATCTGTTGACGCATCGATGAATGAAAGAAACAATTATATAGTCCAAACTAATAGAAAATATTGTTGGAGACAAGCATGGGTAACCAATCTTTATTGGTTTGCATGTAATGTAGGTTTATATTTTATATCAAGAAATATGGCAACACCAACAGATACATTCTGGAACGGAATATGATAGAAAAAGTATTTTTTGCATTTAGCATATGTTACTGTGCATATGTTTTTTATAGAAATTTTAGCAAACCAGTAATATGATTTTACCAGGTTCTACAGTTAAAGTTACTGATGAAAATTCAATATACAGAGGGTATGTTGGATGTGTTCAGAGAATACAAGGTAAGAAAGCAGCAGTTTTAATGGATAGTCATACTCCTTGGGACAAGATGATTACATTTAGACTTTCTTCACTTGATGAAGTGACAGAAGGTTTCCAATATTACCCTAAGAAAAAATGATTTTTTGGATTGGATTCACCCTCATGGTATTAAATGAGGGTTTTGTTATGATGAGACATGTATCTCCTTTCTTCGATAAACTAAGAAAGAAGGTAATTAAAAAATTAGGTGAGAATCTATGGTATCGTCTTCATGGCACTCTAGATTACACTTGGATAGCTCTCGTAACACTAGGATTAATAGTAAACTCCTACAGATTAATGCACTTGCTTTTTGTGATTGCATTTTGGGTGTTATCTTATTGTATATTTTACTTACCAAGAAAACTTAATAACCGCCATAACCGCCCTGACTAGACCCACTACTTCCGCTACTTCCACTGCTACTGCTACTGGAAGATGAAGAAGACGAAGAATCTGTAGTATTAGACGCTGTTTCTGTAATCGCTGTATCAGACGATGTTGAAGCAGCGTTTGTTTGTGTACCTGTGGTTACTGTTGTGCTACCGTCAGCAAGTTGCTGTCCTTCCTCAATAGTTGCACCTGAGGTATCAACTGTAATATTTCCAAAGTCTTGTTGCACTGCAAAATCGACAGATGGTGTCTGACCAATATTTGTGGAATATGTAGGTTTGACAGGTATAAAGTTTTCTTTGATAGCGTCTTTTGTTTTTTTGAAACCTGTATTATCATCAACTTCTCTAGAATCCTCATATTCAACAAGTGACTGGAATTCTTCTAAGAATGTAGTTAAGAAGGGTCTGCGTAATACGTAAATATTGCGTTTGAAGTCATTTTTCTTTGCTTCATGCTCATAATTAGTAATTGGCACAATCAACTCTGAGGGAGGTACCATTGTCCCATCGGGACGTCTATATGTAAAATTATGAGGTATTGTCAATCCCGCTTTTAATATAGTAGTGCCATTTTGGTCTTTTACTTCTTGACTTTCATGGTGATGGATGCCTTCTGGACTATCATATGTAGAAACACAATATTTGTATAACTCATCCTCAGTCATAGGCCACTCATCGTATAGATTAGTAATATTATTTGTCATCATGATAACCCAGTCATATTCTGGGTCGCCATACATCTTCATGCTTACATTATCAGGTCTTTCATTGTTTACTATAGTATATTGAGTAAAACCAGTGACAAAACCCTCTACATCGTCTCTTATCTTAACTCTACGAAATAGATTCTTAGTCAGGACGTATGGGTCAACGTTATTTTGACGATACGTTGTTGTCCTTACATATACATTTGGTAAATATGAAAAATAATTACTCATGATTTTTCTCCTCTAGTATTGTATCCATAACTCTGACGAGTAAGTAGAGATGTTTCTTTGAATGATAAACTCATATTATATGCAACAGGACCGAAGTCATATGAATTATTAGCAGGGTCATTTGTCTTAAGAGACGTATACGGACCGTATGGAGATAAATCCACGTCCATATTAGACAAAACCATTTTAGATGGGAATTGCATCAATTTCTGTAAGACACCCTTATTTTTTGAATTACCAGATTGAGGATATAGTGTTTCTTCCTCTTCATTAGACACTAATCTAACAATTTCAATTCTAAAGTAATCAGGTATAGTCAACCACATACTGTCATCTTTTCCTGGGAGCATAGCAACACGAAATGCCTCTATTATATTGACAACTGTCTCTACGTCAGATGCATTCTTAGGTGCAAACAAGAAATCAAACTTATGGTCTCTAAACTCTACACCTTGAAATATAGTCTCTTCATATGGGTTAAATACCCTTCCTGTAGTTAATGCTGCTAAATCATTTGCACCTATATTACCGCCACCACCAAATTTAAGCACTTTATTGATAACATCAGCTCCAATACCATATCCTGCTACAGATTTTCCAGACTCTGCCATATTCGCAATGGTATCTTTGAAACTATCACCTATACCTCCTGCAGCTATCGCTTCAGATGCAGCACCAACTGCTCCTACACCTAAAGGTCCTAACTTTACACCATTATACTTTGCTTGATATCCTTCTCTTAGTTTATTTGGTAGATATAGATATATACTTCTTTTTACTTTATCATTGTTTGCTAAATTCTTTTTAGAGTTATTATAACTACTATTATTACCTTCCTTTGGGTCATAAATAGTTATCTTAAGGTAGTCAACTACCTCAGTACCATTTGTCTTATCCTTTGATATTGCGTCTTGTGCAGATGATGAGTTAGCACCATAGGGTTTACTACGAGGGAACACAAGGGTTTCACCCCCGCCTAGCTCGCTTCCATAAGGATTGTCCCAAGTACCTACTGCCATTTTGTTATTTATGTCTTATTCGGGAAAATACAAACCAACCAACAGATTCAAATACAAAGGAGACCCGACTAATATTATTTATAGGAGTTTATGGGAAAGAAAATTCATGGTCTGGTGCGACAGAAACGAAAATGTAATAGAGTGGGGCAGTGAAGAAATCGTTATACCTTATATCAGTCCTGTCGATAGGCGGGTTCATCGCTATTTCCCAGACTTTTATGTCAGAGCAAGGACTAAAACTGGGAGGACAGAGAAGTTTGTCATTGAGGTCAAGCCTCATAAGCAGACGTCACCTCCCAAAAAACAACGCAGAGTTACAAAGAAGTATCTAACAGAAGTTAAGACATACTGTGTAAACGAGGCAAAATGGAAAGCAGCGATTGAATATTGTAAAGACCGTCGTATGCAATTTAAGATACTTACAGAGCACGAATTAAAAGTATGAGTATTTTCTCCGACATAAAAGATGAAACAGGAGGTGCTACTAAAAGCAAAGAGTGGTATCGTGCACGGTTGGTAGATAAACTTGAGCCGTTTAGTGGAATACTTGGAGTGGGTGATATTATATTCTATCAGTATGCAGCACAGACAGAGTTACTACCTTTCTTTGATACATACCCTATGACACTCGTTAGTGATGTAGATTTCAATAAAAGGCAGTTTTCTGGTGGAAATTTACATTATTTACGTCCATCAGTCAGACAGGGAGTAGCATCTTCGTGGTCAGCAGGCACACAAGCATTTCCTAAGCGATGCTACCATAAATACTTCATGTCAAGTGCTACAAATATGTACATAGTCCCTAAAGAGGAACTTGCAAACTTTACACCATTACCAGTTGAGCAGTTTGTTAGGGATGTCATGGGTAGATATGTCGAGATTCCCAGTAGTTTTATATGGAGTAGACTCTAATGCCAAATTCATTTAAGAGATTCCAAGACCAAGTGATGTCGGGGTATAAGACACCCTCGAAGTCTAACTTGTTTGAAGTCAGAGTACAAATACCACAGTCAGTAATGATGAAGGAGTCTACTTTTGGCACAGAAAGAAATACTCTAGAGCATTTCGATGCTATGAATTACTTTGCAAGCTCTGTAACTGTACCTGGCAGAAGGGTTACTACCAGTGAGATTAGAGATATTGGTGTATCTCGTAAATATGCTACTAATACAGCATTTGGAGACTTACAAGTAGAATTTTTAGTAACAAAAGACCAATATCATCGTGATTTCTTTGAGACATGGATGCAGAGCACAGCATCAGACTCAGAGAATAGAGTTGGTTTATATGAAGAATATACGTCTAACATATCAGTTATTAAATGGGAAAACGCTTCAAATGTGGTATATAGCGACCCCTCCAATAAGGGCACTGCTAGATTAAATCGCTCATCTGCTGTATGGCAAATGTATGGTGCATTTCCATATGACATGTCAGAGCAGTCATTTGACAACGGTCCTACTGGTTTAGTCAAATTAAATGTAAACTTCTTCTTTGAGAGGTATAGATTTGATAAGATTGGTAATAGAAACGCTGCATTTGGAAAAGTAGGAATGAAAGATATCAAAGTCACTAACACAAATGAAGTTGCAAACAAACTAGGATTCGTACTAGACCAGAAAGATGTTGCCTCTGTGGGTGTCTAAATAAAATTATAATAATGTCACATTATGCCTTTACCTAAATTATCCATACCTGAGTATGATTTGGAGTTACCTCTTACAGGTACGAAAGTTACATACAGACCTTTTCTTGTAAAAGAAGAGAAACTACTTTACCTTGCAATGGAGTCGCAAGACAACAAGCAAATGGTAAAAGCAGTTAAAACTATCATTAAAAACTGCACTAATTTAAAAAGTAATGTAGATAAACTCGCTACTTTCGAGATTGAATACATTTTCCTTCGTATTAGAGCAAAAGCAGTTGGTGAAATTAGTGAATTTAAAATCACCGCACCAGATGACGAAAAGACATCTATTCCAGTCCAAATACCATTGGAAGAAGTAGAAGTCCAAGTCCCTGATGGTCATGATAAGAAGATTAAACTCGATGACAAAATTGGTATTGTAATGAAGTATCCTTCACTGGATGCATTTATTCAACAGAATATGAGTGAGAATCCCACTGTAGATGACATCTTTGAGATGGCAGCTAAGTGTATAGACCAAGTATATGATGAAGAAGAAGTTTATGACTCTTTCTCCCATAAAGAAGCACTAGAGTTTCTAGAGAATCTAAATTCTGAGCAATTTGCTCTAATACAGAATTTCTTTGAGACTATGCCTAAACTACAGCATACTATTGAGGTATATAACCCAGAGACCAAAGTCAAAAGTGAAGTAGTTTTAGAAGGGTTAGCGTCTTTTTTCGAGTAGCATTAATGCATGACAGTCTTGAGAATTACTACAAGACAAACTTCGCATTGATGCAGCATCATAAGTATAGTCTCACTGAGCTAGAGAATATGATGCCTTGGGAGCGTGATGTTTATGTTAATCTCCTCTTAGCATTCATTCAAGAGGAAGAGCGAAGACAAAAAGCAGAAAGCAATCGTATGTCTCTCTGATGGCAGCCAAATTAAGGAAATTTGTTACTATCAATAAGTTTTCCGCCAAGACTGAGGTGGGAGACGCTTTTAATGAGCTCAGAACAGGTATTAATCGTGCAGGAGTTGTTACTGATTCTATTGGTCAGAATGTAATAGCACAGTCAACCCTACTAAAATTTCAAGCAGATTATCTTTCAGATAGTAGAAATAGACAGGTTACTATTGTAAGGAAGGGACAGAAACAGAAAACTAAATTCTTCAAAGACATGAAAAAACGTCTTAAGAGGATGTTTGGTTTCAAAAAAAGAAAGAAGGCAGAAGAAGTTGCAGAGAATGGTGTAAAGGAAGGAGCAAAACAAGCAGATAAGAGGTTTAGTGCTATTCGTAAACCTATAGAGAGTTTCATAGGTATGCTCAGTAAGACACTGGGCACTATGGTCAAGTGGTTTGTCATATATGGTGCATTAAATTTTATTCAGAAAAATCCAGAGCAAGTAACTAAATTAGTTAAATTCTTCTTCACTCTAGGTAAGTTTGCATTTAAGATAGCCACTTTTGGTATGGGTGGTGTGATAGGAGGTCTAAGTAACGTATTTGGAGACCTTAGTGACAAGACTGGTGTCGAAAGGGGAATGCGTCGTTTTCTTGGAGTATTTCAGATAATTGGTGGTATAGCAGCATTAAGGACAGCTCAGTATCTTGTAATGCCATGGAAATTGATACAGGATGTCAAAGGTGTCAATTCTATGTTTGATAAGAATGCGATGACTGCAGAAGAGTTAAGGCAATCGCAAAAGGCAAGATTGAAAGGTTATAGGGATAAGAAGACAGGAGTCATATACTCAGAAGATGAATATAATGCAATGAAAAAGTCAGCAAATAGAGCTGATGCTAAACGTGGTGCGAAGGCAGGCAAAGGGTATAAGTCTGAATTATATAATAAAGAATTAGAAAATAGATTCCAAAAACAATATAGAGGTAAGGGTAAGTTACAGAAGTTACAGCAAAGAGGTAGAATTGCTCGTGGCAAGATGGTCAAGGGTGTAAAGGGATTTGCAAAGAAAAACCCAATGAAGATGGCAAAAGGATTTGCTGTTTTGGGTGGTGTTACACGGATTGCATCAGGATTGGCAATGGGTGAGGAAGCAGGGTCTGCGATAGGTGCGGGTGTAGGTCAGGCAGTTGGTGGTATGGCAGGAGCTGCAGCATTAACAGCAGTTGCACCATTCTTAGGACCTTTCGCACCTATGATTGGTAGTGCTATTGGTGGTTTCTTAGGTGAATGGGTTGGAAAAGCGTTTGGTAAGATGGCACAACCTATATTTGAGCCTATAAAGAGAGCATTTGGTATGTATTTTGAGTTGGCAAAGGCAATATATAAACCTTTTATTGACAGTCTAGGACCTGTGCTTGGTGAAGTGTTTAATATTTTAGGTGCTCTTGGTGGAATGTTAGCCACATCACTAAAACCATTAATGGATTTCACTGGATTTGTCCTCAGTCAGGGATTCAAAGCGATAGGTGAGACAGTAGCATTTGTTATTAATAACGCTAAACGATTGATGGACCCAGGAAGTATGGCACAAGGGTTTGCAGACTTCTTAACATTTAATATGTTTGATTTTGATAAAATGAATGACCCACGTGAGGAGGAATCAAAGAAAAATAAAAAGAAATCACGAAGAGCAGCAGGCGGACCTGTATTTGTACCATTTATAGCTA